AAACGCGATCGCGCCTTTGAGTTCGGTGTCGTACAGCTCGACGCTGGACTGCCACGCGGTCAGCTCGAGCTTGCTCTGCTCGATGGCAACCTCCGACTCCTGCAGCTCCATCTGGACCGTGGAGCGAAACACCTCGACCTCGACTTCTTCGAGCCGGATGCCAGACGTCACGCCGATCTTGACGCTCTCGATCGCGGTCATCTGGTCCTGTATGTACACGTCGCGGTTCGTGGCGTTGCGCATCTTGAGCGCCGCAGTACGCGCCTCGACGACGCGCGAGTTCAGCAGGCCCGTGGGCTCGGAGAAACCACGAGCGGCGAACTCGTCGTAGGCCGCGGACACTGCGCGAGCCTCTTCGGCATTGGCCTCGGCATACGCACGGTTGCGCAGCTCGCTGGCCACCGCAGCGGGCAGCGGGGCGCCAGCCAGGAGCGCGTTAACCGCCCCTTGCATCGTGGACAGCAGCGTGTCCACGTATGCGATGGTTGGTAGTTTCGGGATCGTGATCGTCGGGGGCGCCGGCGGCAACGCGGGTGCGTTGAGCTGCAAGTCGCCGGGCGACGCAGGCGCGGGGATCGTGGGGAACGCACCGAGCGCGAGCTGCGGATCGAAGTTCGCGTTGAACGCAACGGGCGAAACAGGCACGTTCGTGATCTGCTGCGCCAGCTGCTCGGCGAGCATGAACGCCTGCTTGGCGATCGTCGACCATTCCTCATACGCGGTGTTGACGATGTAGCCAGCACCGTCGTCGCCGAAGGTGACAAGGACGGGAGGTTGCGGTTTAGCGGCCATCAGTGGACCCTCCCGGTGAGTGCCATCGGCAGCACCGTCATGTCGAACAGTTCAAAGGTGTCGCCGCCCGTATTGATGAGCTCAAACGACCAGTAGACCGAGCGCGTGCCGCGCCCGATTTCGATGCGGTTCTCGCGTGGCGAAGCGGCGTCGCGCTGCGTCATCGCGTAGGTGTATTCGATTTTCTCACCCAGGTGCGACGTAGCCACGACACGCAGCGCCAGCGCCCCGTTCGACGTGTATCCGATGTACGCCCGGTCGATGCGCTTCAGCCGGCGCGTGCCGAAATCGAGCAGCCCCGTGCGGATCGCCGACTGGATCGACGCGCCGGCGTCGGTCGTGCCGCCCATGCGATAGATGCCCGTGGCGCACGCTCCCCACAGCGCGCCGTCCACGACAGCGTAGCTGTTGAACGGGAAGTTCGTGTAGCTGCGCATCGCTTTGGTCTCCGGCGTCATCACCCACGCGGTATAGACGTCCGAGCCCGTGTTGAACGAGATCGTGGCGTAGAACGAGTCGCTCAGCGCAGCCAGCACCGCCGCGACGCTGTTCGGGTTGTCGAGCGCGTTGAACGTGTCGCGCAGCAGCAGCGTGACCTGCGCCGTATTCGACAGCACTCCGCTGGCGATGAATTCGTCGACCAGGTTGCCGCGAATGAGCATCAACGCGATGTCGCGGAAACTCATCCCTTCGTTGAGCGCGGCGATCACGTTCAACGACTGGCGGTACTGGTCAGTGAACTCGATCAGGTCGGCCAGTATGTGCGTGAACACGGCCTCGAAGCCGTCGGCGGCAGCGAACCTATCTGCAAACGCGGCATTGACGGTGGTAACTGCGATCTCCGCGGCGCCGATGTCGCTGCCAGCGAGCGGGAAGGCGGGCACCAGCACGCCGTTTCGCTGCACCGGATCTGGCGCGTAGAGATACGACAAATGGCGCCCATGCCGGCCCCGCAGCACTGCGGCCGTCGGACTGCCACCCCATAGGAACGAGCGCTGCGTGCGACGTCCGTTGATCCAGCCAACGGCGGTGCTGAACGACGGCATCACTGCGGCAGGGCGCGTGCGCACGCCGTACACACGCGCGATCATCGGGATCATGCCAGACGATGCGTCGAGGTAGCTGCTGCGCGGTTTGTGCGCCAGCAGCAACGCGCTCGTAGAAGGCGCGCCGGACAGCAGACTGCGGCGCGGCGCGCGCTTGGCCGAGAGCTGCGCCGCACCTGTTGCGCTGCTCGTCAGCGAGCTGCGCTGGGGCCGGCGCCCGAACAGCATCGCGTCGCCGGCAGCCAGCGCGGTTTGCGACAACAGCGAGCGGTGCGGGCGTTCGCCGACCAGGGTGCCGATCTGGAACGGCCAGATGTACGCATAAGTGATGCTGCTCATGGCGGATTACCGTAAGCGCCTTTGGTGTAGTCAGCGTCGTAGTTTGCAGCGTAGCCCACAGTGTCCGTCGTGGTGCCCAGTAGCGGGTAATTCACGCCGAAACTCAGCCCGTATGAAGCGTAGGTGGGGTTGCCGCTAACGAGCCCGTCCTTGGTGCCATCGGCGTACCCGTCGGTAATGCCGCCGTTTGGATCGGTCGAGTTCACTCCCGCGCCGGGCGCGTCAGCAGCGTTGCTCGCTGGTGCCGGCGCAGCGTCCAGGCTCGCGAACAGACATGCGCCGACAGTGGCGTATCCCACGAACGACTTATCCGACGTGCGCACGACGACGCCGTTCTTCAGGTAGTCCGCGCCGCCAACCACGCGCGTCGTCGATACCACGCCGTTCACGACCGTTGCCGTCGCCACGTCGCCACGTCGAATCTGAAACACGTCCGATTCCGTGTACGGCTCAGGTGCAGTTTTTATCTCGCCAAACTCGATCGCGCACGCCACACCGCTGGTAAAATACCAGCCGAAGCAAATCGCTCCGGGCGAACTTACGCGCGAGCTGTCGGTGCTGATGCCGATGATTACACCTTGCACGTTGGGGAACATCGACAGTGTCAGCATCGACGGCCCCGGCAGCGACGTTATGCTGTGAGCGCCCGAGTCCCACCCGCGCAGGATCGCATGCGACGAGCTAGCCGGCACCTCCGGGAAGCCGGCGCATTCGGGGATGACGTAGCACCCGTTGCCGTCAATGAACTGCGATCCGCAGCGGCTCATGTGCCATCTCCGTAAAAAGTCGTACCGTCAGGCCGGGTGCACAGTATCCGGTAACCCACGATGCACGTCCCGCCGCCTTCTGTCGGGCCGCCGGTGGACGCCGAGCAGTCGCCGTAAATAGGCACCGGAATGCACACCACACCGGCGCCACCTGGTGCAGGCGCGGGAGCATGCGGCGCAGCTGTAGGCGGGGGCGGCGGACAGTATTTGCTATACGCCTGCGCTGGTTCCGCGGGGAGCGCTTCGGTTATCTCTACCGCGGCAGGCTTGTCGATGCTTAGCAGCGCGGTCTCGGCATTTTGCAGCCCGGTCCAGAACTCCGTCGGATCTTTGCGCACCGAGAAACCGACGGTGTAGGGGAAAGAGAAGACGACGCCGCTGGCGCCACCGTAGGCCCCACTGTCGAAATTCGCGGTCAGCAAGAAGGAACCCTCGCCTACGAAATCGGCACGCGATAGCACGTAAAAGCCACCCGGATTATTTCCGTCGGCATGCGGCCACCCCCAGTTGAGTAGCGCCTTACCCGCGCTCGAAGTGCCATCCGCGAGCAGAATCAATTGAGAACCCGTGCTCGGAGCGGACGTTCCAGCGCCATAGCTCATCGACACATCGGTCGGTACCGTCGCCCCCGTGTCTGGGTCGATGAACGCGACGGGCACGAAATAGTCGCTGGAGGTCATTGCTGGGGGCGCCGCTGAATGGTCGTACGTCTTCACGACGCGCGCGGCGAGAGACAGCGTAGGCGCTTCGGTCAGCATCCATACCGGCGTAAACGACTCTGACACGGCATTAGATGCAGGGGCCGTCACGTGTATTGTGGCGCCGATGTAGTCGCCAGCCACGTAGTGATCCGCTTTTGAGGACGCGGTAAAAAAAGCGCCTGCGCTGCTGTAAGAAGCGTACGTAACAGCGCGATTGCAGCGAATGCTTATCGTGCAATAAATGTCGTCAAACGGCCCCTGCCCGGCCGGCATCGAAAGCTCCAACGCTCCGTCCGTCGCCATGGTTAGCGTAAAATTGAACGTCGGGTTAAGTACGAGCACCGACCCGGGCGCGACGTTGTAAAACGTCGTGGTGCTCGGCTGGGATACCGGGTCAGAGTGGTGCCCCACAACGACCGTCTGGGTCGTTACGACCAGGGTCCATAGCCCCGACACCAATGGCTTGACGAATTGCACGGCGCGTTACAGGAGCTGCGCCATGCCGAGGCTCTGCGCATTGCCCGCAGTGAGCGTCGTCGACGGCATGACCATGTCCGAGCTGACGTCCACGCCGCAGCTTCCCTGCACGCGATGGAACACCGGCGGACTCGCAGCCTCGGCGGCAGCGCCCGTATCGGTGCCCAGCGCCGGTACGTAGATGCGAAAGAACGACGCGGTCCCCGACGCGGCGATGGTCCCAGTCCAGGTCTCGGCAGTCGTTTTACTCAGCACGCCGTTGGCGGCCGCGGCGTTCCAGGTGCAAGGCGTGCCCGCGCCACCAGCGCTGACCGTCACCAGCAGAACGGACGAGCCGTCGATGGCGACGTCGGCGTTGGTGGGGATAGGGCCGCTGAAAATCTTGATGAGGCAGTTGTTCAGGCCAGCCGCCAGCGAACCGGTGCCGGCAATGTAGTTTTCGAGTGCGGTGGAGTATTGAGTCGCCATGTGGAATTCCTCAGTGTTAAGCCGACAACGGTGGAAGAACGAAGAACAGACTGGTGATGGCGTAGGAGTTGCTGGCGAGCACCGCGACGCTGCCCCACGTCATGTCGCCAGGCGTCGCGGTAACGCCGATCGAACCGTCGATACGAGGGGCCGTCGCGCTGGTACCGCCGGCATCCGCGGAGGGGCCGACGATCCGAAACCATCCGGCGTTGCCAGCGGCGTTTCCGAGCAGGCGCCACGCTGCGCTGCTGGGGATGCCCATGAACGTACCGGTTCGCAGCCAGTGCAGGCCGTTCGTGGTGTCCGCGGTGGTCCATGGCAGTCCGTTGAGCGTGACTAGCCCCAGCAGCGTTCCCTGCTCCGGCGCATCGGCCGACGCCGGCTGCGCGCCAGTGAACACCTTGACGCAGCCGCCGCCGAGGATATCGTCGAACGATTCTGCTCCCAGTATGCGGGCGCGAAATCCGGTGGACATGTTGGTCGCCATCACACCACCTTTGCGTAAATGAGCCAGTCACTGACCGGCATGGGAATGTTCGCGATCGCTCGGCCGCCGCGAGGATTCAGTTCGTTCATGGCCATCCAGTGCGATGAAGAAATTACCGAGTGGATCTCCACGCGGCACCCGCAGCTGGTGTCGTTGGGAGCCGCGTTGAGGAATCGCAGTGTTTGTGGCAACGGGCCTACCTGCGTGCTGAACACGCTGGCGCCCAAGCGCTCGGCCAGGAATGTCTGCACGTTCCGGCTGGTCGCCAGCGGCAGGTCTACAAAACTCACGCTGCCGCCAAATGTGTTGTCACACACCGTCGAGAGCGTGAACACCGCGCCGTCCGGCGCCGGATACCAGCTCTCGTCCAGCAGGCTGCCGTTGCGCCACATGCGCACGCCGAGCACGGCACTCGCTGTGAACGGGTAGCACGGTGCACCAGTGAGCTGTCCGCTGGTGGCGTCCACGAGCGGCAGAACGCCTTCGCCAACAAACGCGCCAGTGGACACGTCGGCTACAGCTATCGCGCCGGCTGTAGGGCGGAAGTCGCTCCCCTCAGTTCGTTGCGCTGCACCATGCAGCACTAGGTTGCCAAGGTCGCTGGGGTACGCTGCGGTCGCCGGCCCGGTGCCAATGTACGTGTAGCCGATGTCCCCGGCGTAGTTGTTGCTCGCGATATCGCCAGTGAATGCGTAGACCACGCCGCCGTTGGGGCCGTAGTCGACCGCGATGGGCTTCACCGGATACTCGTACACTGGCGCGATGGGCGTGTCGTGTACGCCCAACGGAGACGCGATAGGCCGCTGCGCAGCATGCGCGCCGGCGGCGTAATCGTGAAACGTCGCCGTGGTGTTGGTAGCTTCCGCCGACGTGCCGAACTGCAGTTCCACCGCGCGGGGAAACAAGCCGTTTTTGCTCAACACGCCGAGGGTGTCATACAGCGCACTGTAGTCGGTGTACAGACCGTAGTCGCGCAGGCAGATCGCACGCGAGCCATCGGCGCTGAAGCGCCATTGACTGGCATATTTCAGCGCGCTTGTCGAGTCCACCGGGATCGTGCCGCCAGTGCTAGGCGGCGGCATGTGGCCGACGTCGATAATTTGTCCGCCTTTCCAGCCCCAGGTGTCAGTTGTATCTTCGCCGCAGATGGTTTCCTGCGGGTCGGCGCGCAAGTGCTCTCGCCGGGGGATGTCGCACCACCACACCCGCAGGTACCGCGTCCACCCGTTGTTGGTGTAGTCGGACGGCTGGTCCTCCGGGTGGTGTACCAGTGCAATCATCCGGTCAACGCCGCCCACTGCCTGGAGGCATGCGCCCCAGATCAGGCCGCCGCGCGGCGCCAGCGCGATCGACCGACCGCGCATGTAGATATGGCGACCCATCGCCGGGTCAGTATCCGCCAGCGTTGGCATAGTGCTGCGCGGGTACCCGAGCCAGCAGTCGCCGTATGTGCTGGTGAACGCGTACAGCGGCACCAGCGGCGCCGTGGTGTAGTGCGTCGTGTCGTACTGCGCCGGATAAGTCTCCCAGGCCAGGTTCATACTGGCGAAGCCGTGCCAGCTGATCGGCGGCAGATCCGCGTCGGCGCTCTGCCAGTAGCAGTTGCCGGCCTCGATCCAGCGCGTGCGACTGATGATGTCCGCGCACCAGAAACCGCCTCGGTAGCCTACGTCGCCGAACGCCGCGCGGCCGACGTCAGCGGTCAGCATCGTATTGCTCGCACTGTCACTCTGCCACGCACTTATCAAGCCCGCTGGCGCGCCGCCAGACGACCGCAGTTCGTATGCGGTAGGGTTATCACCGCGCGCCCATGTCGTGAAGTTACCGTACGCCACTTCCGCGCTGTAGCCGTCCTTCGTCAGCCGGTCAGCGCTGGTCATATATCCCGGGGGGTACGTTGCCGCGGTCTCGGTGGAAACACCCGCCGTGACCATGATGGACGCCATCACCTTGGCGGGGTTGTAGTGTCCGCGGGGCATGGCGTTCAGCACCGTGACTCCGTGCTGTAGACGATAGGCGTTTATCGCGTTGAACAGCGCATTCGACTGCGCCACGTCCTCGCCAGGATACGAAGCCACCGGCGCCGTGAACTCGATGCGGTATGCGCTCCATTGGTTGTCGGACTTACGAGAGTCGTACGCGCCGTCGCCGTTCCACTTGAACACCGGCCCGAGCTTCGGGTCGTACAGCAGTGGCACTGTTACGTCGCGCAACTGCTGGGGGTATCCCGCGTCCTTATCCGGCGAGAGCAGCACTTCGCCGCAAGGGCCGCCGACGGTCCATCGGTTCACGGCCAGCCCAGGCGCCAAGTTCTGCGCAGCATACGGGCCGAACGTCGTGTCCTGCACGATCGGCAGCCCGTATCCGAACGGCGCCTCCTTGTACGCCGGATACGTGACGATGCCGCGCGGTATCCACACATTCTGCGTCGTGTTCAGCGGTTGCTGCTGAGACGGCGCTGACGACGTAATCGTGACCTTCGGCACCCCGTTGAGGATGGTCGCGCTTATTACCGTGCCATCAGCATGACGTGTGGTGCGGGTCACAACGCCCAGGTCGTTGAACCCGGCGTACTCCTTGAGCTCGCCCACCAATTTGCGCGCAGCCGCGAGCTGCGCCGACGTCGCCGGCGGATCGGAGAACACGATCCACGTGCCGGAGTACGTCGCGGCCATCAGCTGCTCGGAGCGCCCGACTGCCCGTACTGCACCGTCAGCGTGCTGCCTGGGCTCAGCGTATTGGGTGATCCGAACAGGCCCGCGGCAATCAGGATGCCCGTGCCGTCGCCTTTCGTTGGAGACGTGAGCAGCGCCGCGCCGTAGATCGTGGCCGCGCTGGCTCCGATCGTGAACACAGCAGCTGCGTTCGAGTTGGACACCGTCTGATTCACTGACCCGCCGTTCGGGGTCCACACCTGGCGCGTCGACTGCGTGTACCCGGTGTACTCGCCCTGCGTGGCGACGAAGGTAGAAGCCTTGAGCGCCGAGCTGGGAGCGACGTTCGTGGTGAATGGCGCCAGGTAGAACGCCGCCGGCTGCTGCACGCCGGTGAAGAACGACGTCAGGATCGCGTCGAGATACTCGAGCGTCACTGCGTTCTTCCCGGGAGTCCATGGACCGTCGTCGACGCGGCCCGAAAAGATGCCCCCGAACAGCGCGTTTACCAGCATGGCGTCGCGGGTGAACTGGCGGCGCTCCTGGAACTCGCGCATGGCTCGCGCGAACTTGGCTCGTAGTTGATGCATTGCAGTCACCATTTGCCCTTGGGGCACGTTTGAGTAAGGAGCTTCGTTTTCCCCGCGAGCAGGCACCCGCACACAGAGCACCTCCCGATGTGCACGAGGGGCGTTACAACGCGGAACGGGCAGGTGCTGCAGATGTCGAGGCGCTTTTTGACGACCTCGTCCGGCGCTATCTCCAACATCAGTTACCCCCTCCGTTGTTGTAGACCGCCGCCACGAACGTGTCGGTGGCTACGAGCCCAGAAGGGCGTCCACCGCGGCCGCTCACGATGTACCGACTGTCGCCGTTGGTTTGCGCAAAGATCGCCGACGCTTTGTCGAAGATCGGGTAGGTGAATACCTTGTGCAGCGGCAGCACGCCCTGGTCTGTGCCAACGTACGGCAGACCGTCGCCGCCCACCCACACTGGGACGGGCGCGATGATCGACTCCATACCCATGACTTCTGCCGGCAGCATCGCCATCGAGCCGGGAATCGCGCCCTGGTTCGATACGACAGACAGCGTCGCGGTCGCAATCGAGTCACCCTGCAGCGCGTACACCTTCGACGCCGTGCTGACGTACACGATGAAACGCGGGGACTCCGGCGCGGCGAGCATCGTGACGTCGCCCGGCATCATCAGGAAATTCTTCGTGTTGTCGTACAGCCCGTAGTACATCGGGTGCGACCACATCACCTGGCGCTTGATCGCCCCGAAGATGCGGCCGTGTTTTGCCAGCAGGAACTTCGACGGGGGAAATTGGTCGTGGAATAGCGTCGTGAGCAGGCGCCCCGGTGCGTGCGCGCCGATCGAGAACGACGAGGCGCCGGGCGCGCAGGATGCGAAATACTGCAGGTCCGTACCATTGGCCGTCGTCACATAGACGCGCGCCTCCACCGGGCCAGAGGCAAGCGGCGCGGGGACGTTGCGCAGCTGGATGCCGCCGCCATCTGGCACGTCGACGAAAACAGGGCCGCTCGCCCCGCTCTCTTCGCGCAGCGCATTGGCGAACGTGACCGTCACCCCGTACGTGCCGCCGAACATGCCACCGGTAGACGAAGGCGCTGCCGAGAACGACGGTAGCGGCGCCTCGACGCCCCACGGCATGGCGATGCCCTGCGAGGTGATGACGCCGCTCTGGTATCCGTTCGACCAGTGCACGCGCCCAGCCACCAGCGCGTAGCTCATATCTGACCCGGCGAGCCCCGTGACCAGCGCATCGAGCGCTCCATCCGGATACAGCGCGTAGAGTGACGTGCTGTCCGCGACGAGACAGAAGGCCAGCAGATCGCTGCCCCACAGCGAATGAGCGTTCGCCAAGGCCTTGATCTGGGCATAGCCCTGGCGCACGGTAACGACGCCGTCAATGTCGATGTCGACGTTTTCGGCGCGCCGCACGAATGTCGGATCGAGCTGGGTTTCGTGGCTGCGGTTATCGATGCCGCCCGTGAATTTGAGGGCGGTCAGCCGGCTGTCAGGGACTTTTGCCATGCGTCACCACGAAAAGCGGACGGGCTGAACTGCGCGGCGCAGGCGTCGGGCTTCGGCCGCCCGGTCAATCGCCCGCGTCTCGAACTCTTGCTCGTACCCTTTCGAGCGCTCAGGGTCGAACGTGTCGGCGTCGTGCTTCTGGTAGGCGAGCTTCTTCATCCACAACAACATCAGATATGCGTCGTTGGGGTCGTTGAACGGGAGCGGCGCGCCCGGGATCAGCGCGGGCGAAACGCACGCGGTGATCGTGATCGTGTCGTTCGCTTCGGGTGCCGGAACGAGCCGGAGCTGCCCGGGGATGTAGTCGCGGATGTAGTCGCGAGGCACGCCCGTGAGCGTTTCCCATCCTTTCGACGTGCCGATAAACGCGTAGTCGTGACGGCTGGTGTGCAGCGTATCGATCGTCTGCGGCTGCAGCTCGCGCTGCGTGCTGGCGAGAAATACGCGGCGAATGTCCAGGACCACGAACTGCCCCGTGGGCAGCGCCACGGTCGGCGTACCGCCGACCACCGCCAGCGAGAACGTGGAGAAGCGCGACAGCGTAGCGCGCGCCACCTTGTCGCTCGCATCTTGCATGTAGTCGCAGACGTCCTGGATCGACCACAGCGCGTCGTTGTCGGGCGCGTTCGTAGGGCCGCGTAAGGGGTCATCCACATCGCGGCGAAAGCGATCCGCGAGGTCATCTGTGGTCTTGACCCCGAACACCGGATTACGCCGCCTTCAGAACAGCGGCGAGCAGGATCTCCTTCTGCTCACGCACCGACCGGCCGACGATGGCCTTGTCGGGCACGCCCACAGCCACCGCGTAGTCGCGGGTGTCCTTTGGAGTGGTCAGGTACTGGATCTCGAGCACCGCATCGAGCGCCTTGTGCGTGGGCAGCTCCTCGCCGTCCGCGTTCAAGTTGCGGTACTTGTCCCAGTAGTCCACCCGCTCCTTCGCGGTGAGCGCCAGGCCGCTGCGCTCGTTGATGATGTTGGTCTTGGGCCGACCGCCGCCATCGAAGTGGCTGGAGTCGTTCTCGCGCGCCAGGTCGGCGATCACGCGCAACGCCAGAGCGTCGCGCAGCGGACCGGCGATGGTGGTGCGAGTCATGTGATTGGTGTGGTCGCTCTCGGTGTCATCGAGCGCCCCAGATACGGGAAGGATGTTCACGGCAAGCGCTTCGTGAACGACGATGTCAGGGACATCGCGCGGCACGCCCGGCTCAAATTTGATGACGTGGCCGGACTTCGTGCGGAGAGTGTAGTGGCGCGGGCAAACCATGCTTACGGACATAAGGCACCTTTGGGGTAGAAGGCGGGAGCGCAAAAACGACGTGACCGAGGAACGGAGATGGCTACCCCCACCTTCGCCCCTCGGTCACGGCGGTGTTACACGGGGCCGTTTTCGTTCTGACGACCGTCAACGACGTACTCGATGACCACCATGGCTTCCAAGGAAGTGGCGGCCACCGTCAGGACTGCGCCTGACGGGTAAAACGGGAACAGTGTGATCGGCGTGTTGCCGACCGTGCCAGCCACGGCGCCGAACAACGAGAGCGGAGTGGCCGCGTTGTCGTGCACAGCGGTAGCCGTGCCGGCGACGATCGTGTTGAACGCACCGCCGGTGACCTGCGCACCGGGAGGCAGCCTGAGCACCACGCCAGCAGTGGCGTCGGCCGGGTTGATGCCTACGTGGTAGGCGATGGCCAGCGGCCATTGACGGTCGCGGGGGACCGGGAAATCCGGGCCGAAACCCGAGGTTGTTCCAGACATGTCGAAGCCCTCTTAGGCAGCAGTGTCGAGGCAGATGACGCCGAAATCTTCCAGCGCGCCGGTGGTGACGGACGGGAAAACAGGCTTCTTCATGCCGAAGATCTTGGCGATCGAAATGCCCGGGCTGTTGTTGTAGTCGAAGTCCTTCTCGTCCCAGTCGGGCAGGCCGATGTCACCGAAGCCCATGGCCTGCGCACCGCAGATCAACACGCGCTGACCGTCCACGGCGCCGGCGGCTCCCCACTTCGAGCCCGACGCGGCGCCCGAGGTGTTGAATACGTGGCGGTACTCCAGGATGTTCATACCGTCGATCATGATCCCGCTGTTGGTGCCGCCCTGGCCGGTGCCCTTGAACAACGGGTTGCCCTTGCCGCGCTCCTGGGCATAGCGCCACGCTTCCAGGAAATTGGTGTCCTGCTTCAGCTTGGCAATGCCGTTGGGGGTCATGAACACGTTGTAGAACGCCACGCCGCCATCGCCGCGCAGCGGCTTGACGTAGTTGTTGACCGCAACGGCTTTCGCCTCCACCAGCATTTCCCACGACGGCGTGTCGGTCGCGGCGATCTGCGTGGTATCGGCCGCCAGGATGCCGCCGCTTGCGGACCATCGGAAATGGCGGTTGGAGCTCGGCGCGGTGATGTCGTTGGCGAACGAAAGCTGCGGGAGCGAGGAACCGACGCGCGACTGCCCGGTGTTGGCGAAGTTGTACGTCACCCCGGAGAGCGTAAGGAACGCCATCTGGTCGATACGGTCGCTGAGCCAGTAGGCCAGCTTGTTCTTCGACTGCTCGCGGAACACGACCACGGAGCGCTGGTCGGCCATGCGGCCTTCGTGCCGGTTGGCATTGCGCAGCTGATCGATCTCGATAACCTGGTCGGCAGCCTTCAGCTCGGCCTCGTTGCCTTCCAGCTGGTTGTCGCCGACGACGCCGTCGCCTTCGATATCCGGGACCAGGGTCAGCACGCATCGCGCGCCGCTCTTGGTTTTGCGCAGCTCGGGGATGCGCTGGATCATCGCCGCCGGGCCATCGCCCATGAAGTTGTTGATGAACGCCCAGTCGCGCGCGTTCTGCCAGATGTCACGACTCCAGACCTGCAGTTGCTGCGTGGTCAGGCGCGAAAAGTTTGTGGTGGCCATAGCCGATCCTCAGAGACGAAATAGGGGTCTGATTGCTTGTCTGCCCCACGTTGACGCTCTGGGACTGAAGCGAGATCGGCGCTGTCGGGGCTCGGCCCGTGGTGCCTATGTTTTACGTCGTGGTCAAAACGACGAGGCGCCGGGTTTTATGCCGGCGCCGCGAAAATATGCTACGAGTTATTTTTTTGCAAGCGGTTTTCGTATCACACGAAATCACCGCGCAAACGTGCTTTTGTCGACTCCGGGAGCTTCGCGTATTCGGCGTCGCTCAACTTGGCTGGATCGATCTCCTGGTTCTTCTCCGGGGCGCCGTCGACCGTCGGCGGAATCTTCTTTGCCGCCGCCACGTTCTTCGCGATATCCGTCTTTTTTGTCGCAGGGGCCGTTTCGCGCCGGATCGACGCTTCGCTGAAGACGTCCTTGCCGATAACGTACTTCACTGCCTTGCGCAGCGCATCGGCGGTGCGCATGCCCTGGGCTTCGAGCCCGCGCGTAACCGAGTCGACCTCCTGCATGGTGTCCTCGTCGAAACCTTCATTGCGCGGGTTCAGCTCCGGCACGAGCAGTTCGATCTGGTCGACCAGCGCGTTGTAGGCCGTGGTCTCCTGAGTGCGAAGCGCCTCCTGTTGCGCCACGTACTGCTGGCGCGCCAGCGTAGCGTTCTCGCGCAGATCGTCCAGTTCGCGCTGCAGCTTGGCCGCTTGCTTGTAATCGCCCTCGGCGTTGGCCAGTGCCACGGACTCGTACAGCGTGTCCACCTTGGCGGTGAACGCCTCGAAGTTCTTGTTCTGCGCGCCGCCATCGCGCGCGGCGTTGAGCTGGGCCTCCAGCTCCGCTACGCGGGCCTCGGCGGCTTTCTGCTTGGCGCGCACCTCGTTCAACCGCGCGCGCGGGATCATCGCATTCGGGACTTCTGCTGGGGTCGGGGCCGCAGCAGGATCGGCAGCAGGATCGACAGCCGGATCAGCGGCCGGATCTACAGCTGGGTCCGCGGCTGGATCAGCGACCGGATCAGCAGCGGGGGCCGTAGCGGGGTCCGCAGCTTCGTCTTCGATCTCCAGCGCGTCATCACCGCGATCTACCAGGTCGTCTGCCGCGTCGTGCGGTGCCGCAGTTTCAGGGCTAAAGGCAGCTTTGCTCATTTCTTTTTTGCTCCGGTGGGGGTAGTCGGTTTCTTCTTGGCGGCGATTTTTTTGATCGCCAGGTCTTGCGTCGCTATGGCATTCTGTTGAGTGTTCTTTGCAGTTTCACGCTGGTGTTGCGCCGCCATACTGGCGATCTGCGTAGCAGAGTCCACGGCGCCTTGGTGCGCATCCAGACCGAGCTTCGCTGCGTTGTGCGCATGCGTCAGGTGCGTGTCAGCCGCCTGGAGCGCCAGCGCGCCCTGACCCTGCTCGTGCTGCGCGCCGATCTTTGCCACCTCGCGGCGGTGCTGCAGTTTCAGGCCGGTCAACTTGACCGCAGTATCGGCGGCATGCTCTT